GGTGGCCGCAGTGCCCAACGCGCATAAGTCCCTAACACCGACTTACAGTTACTAATTCAGTTGGATGCTGTATGGCGTTGATTCCACGGAACTTGCATGCATCTGGCACGAAGCGCTGGCGGGCGGCCTGTCCATTAAAATGGACAGCATTTACGCCCCTGGGCGTGCGGTGGTAGAGTGAACCCATGTTCCGCGTAGTGAAAACGCTCGATGGCGAACCGGCTTACTTCCTGCTGTGCGACCACCGGCAGTGCATGGACGCGCGGCGCGGCACCGCCGTGGTCACGAGCGGGGATGACTATCAATTGAGCAAGCGGGAATTTCTGAAGGCCGCGATAGCAGAGGGCTGGTGGGTTGACCTGGAGGGCGCTTTCTGCCCGGCGCACGCGCGGGACATGCTGCACGCCATGCGCGAGGCGGCGGAGAAAGCCAAGCAGGTAGTAACCGCGGCGCGGCCCCAGGACGTGCTGGCCTTCGGGAGAGCGCGATGAAGAAAGAGCCGCTAGCCAGCCAGCGGATCATCAACGTAGGCGTGTTGGCGCTGGCGCGCGAGACTGGACTCTCCGGCGCTGCCGTCTCGATGAAGATGAAGGCCGGGAAGACGCCGGATCAAATTCGGGCGGAAGCGGCCCAGCGGCAAGGCAGAGCGCCTGCGTCGAAGCCGAAGCCCGGCAAAGCGTCACCGGTTCCATCTGGCCGCAGAGGTCCCGGCCATCCCCCGCTCGCCAGCGAATACGACATGGTGATCAAGGGCCGCGAGCGGTACGACGCCATGGATGACGCCAAGCTCCGGCGCGCCAAGGCGCTGGCAGAGCGGCAGGAGATCGAGAATATGCTGCGGCGCGGCGAATTGATGCCGGTCGCCTATGCGCGTAAGTGGGGCATCCGGTTTCTGATGGACGGGCGCGACGAGCTATTGAAGGGGCCATCGGAGCTGGCCGACGCCCTGGCCGCAGAGGATGACCCCTTGAAGGTGGCTGCGATCCTGCGCGGCTGGCTGGACCGCGTGGTCACCAAGTTTGAACAGCTGCGGCAACTCTGGGAAGGCGACCTGGACGCGGAGCGGGTGGCATAGATGACCAAGATGCAGAGTTACGCTCTGGCGAACCCGCTGGCGAGAGCCAGGGGAGACTCCCAGGTGTTCCGCCGGTTCACGCCGCCTTGGTCTGTCATCCTGACGGTCAACAAGTGACTGACGGTCAACTCTGGGCGGCCCGTGTGGCATGCCTCGATTGCAAAGATATCCGCGCGGTGCGTGCCGATCCCGGCAGAGCGGTGGGGCGAGGGCGTGACGCGGGAAGCCAAGCGGCAGTTGGGCCTCGTCCTGGACGGTGTCGGGCAGGAACCGTCAGTGGCGTCGATGACCAGGAGCACGCTGCACATACGCCGGTCGCTCTCCCAGGCGGAGATAGATACGCTGAGTCCCGAATGGCTGGCGATTCCGGCGCTGGACGAGTTCAGCCAGGAGGGTGAGATCGAGATGGAGTTATGAGCACCGAACGATTCACGCCTATGCCGCCGGGGGACGACCCGTTGCGCGGTGCCTATGGGCTCGCATGGTACGAACGGAAGCCTCCCAGTCTGACGCCGGAGGAATGGGCTGCGCTCGACGCGGCTGTGGGGGCGGGACGGGTCCACGGTTGGGAATATTTCGACTGGAAAGCGAACGTGCGGTAAATGGCTACCACGCCGAACTGGATGTTACCCGGCTTCCCCTGGCCGCCGCTGTTTGAGGAATTCCGCGAAGTCTTCAAGTTACGCCCCAAGGTGCCGCTGGCGGAATGGAGCGAAGCCAATATCCTCCTGTCGGCGGAGTACAGTAACTCGACCGGCCCGCTGATGTTATTCGGCTGGCAGCGCGGTATCTTCGACGCCATCAGCGACCCCACCATCGAAACGGTGGTGATCATGTCGAGCACCCAGGTGGTGAAGTCCCTGGCGATTATGTGCGCCATCGCTTACTGGATCGTGGAGGAGCCGGGGCCGATCTTGTTAGTGGAGCCGAAGAAGGATGCCGCCAGGGACTTCAGTAAGCGCCGGTTGATGCCGCTCGCCCGCGACTGCCCGTCCCTGCACGGGCGCATCAGCGAGAGCACCCATGACGGGCATAACACCATCCAGAGTAAAGACTTTCCCGGCGGGAACCTGTTGATCGTCTCCGCGCGCACGCCGGTCGATCTGGCGCAGCACACCATCCGTTATCTGGTCTGCGACGAGATCGACAAATACGACGAGGACGTGGGCGGCAGCGTCGAGCGCCAGGGCGAAGGCGATCCCATCGATCTGGCCTGGGAGCGCGCCATGACCTTCGGCAGCCGCCGCAAGCGCGTGCTGGCCTGCTCGCCCACCGTCGCCGGGCAGAGCCGCATCGGCAAGGCCTGGGCGCTCAGTGACCAGCGTCGGCCATGGGTGCCCTGCCCGCACTGCGGGGTGATGCAGGTTCTGCGTTTCCGCGATAAGACCGGCTACCACGTCAAGTGGGACAGTTCGCTGGCGCGGGACTTGCAGCCCGCCACGGCGCGTTATCACTGCGTGGCCTGCGATCAGCCGTGGACGGAGCAGCAGCGGTGGACGGCGGTCAACCATCATGCGGAGTGGCGAGCCGACAGGCCGGGCGGCAACGTCGCCGGGTTCTGGGTCAACCACCTCTACGTTCCGCCGACCTGGAAGACGGCGGCTTCGATCACGCGCCACTTCCTGAACGCCAAGACCGACCGGCAGTCGCTCAAGACCTGGATCAACACCGTCATGGCGGAAGAGTGGGTCGAAGAGGGCGAAGCGCCGGAGAAGGAGCTGCTGTTCCTGCGGCGCGAGCCGTACCAGTTTGGGGAGACCGCTGTGGTGCCGCAGCGCGGGCTGTTCCTGACCGCCGCCGTGGACGTGCAGGAGAATCCGCCGCGTCTGGAGGTCGAGCTGAAGGCCTGGGGGCGGGGCCGGGAGAATTGGAGCATGGGCTACTGGGTGCTCCAGGCCTTCGCGCTCAACGGCCAGGAGCTGCCGGTCAGCTCGCGCGAGTTGTGGGACCAGCTGGCGGAGCTGCTGTACCGCGACTGGCCCCACGAGAGCGGCCACATGCTGCCCATCCTGGCGATGTGCATCGACACCGGCAGGAATCCCAAGCCGGTCTACGAATTCGCCCGGCGGCCTGGGCACCACCAGCTCCACTACGGGCCGCAGGGTATCCGCCTCGCCGCGCACCGCACCGTGGTCCCGGTGAAGGGCACGCCCGACCCGCTGCGCATCATCGCCTCGATCAGCAAGGAGGACGCGGCCAGAAAGCGCCAGGGCGTCAGGATCGTGGGCATCGGCACCAACTGCGCCAAGGCGGAAATCTTCGACCTGCTGCGCCATGCGCTACCGGCACCCGATGAAAGCCCCAGCCCAGGCTGCTACCACTTCCCGCTCTACGACATGGTTTATTTCGAGGGCCTGACGGCGGAAGTCAAGATCGTGAAGGCCAACGGCGACGTGACCTATGAGAAGCGCGGCCCGCGCAACGAGCCGGTGGATCTGGCGGTGTACAACCGGGGCGCGGCCAGCATCGTCGGCATCGACCGCATGCGCGAAGAGCACTGGCAGCGTTTCGAGCAGGCCGTCCTGCCGATGAGCGGGGAGCGCCCGGCACCGGCAGCACCGGCAGGCCCCGCACCGGCAGCGCCGGTCACCGTGCAGCCCGCCGGGTTCCGCCCCCGCCTGGGCGGCTTCCGGCGCTAGTCGAAGCCGTCGATGGAAAAAGAAAAACGGCGAGTGCGCGAAATGTTCCGGCGAGAGTTCTCTGGTCAGACCTGGTAAACTGAGAGTTCTCCAATGATGGGTCGGAACATTCTTCTCCGCGTGGTCCGCGTGTTCCTGATGCACGGCAGGGCACCGCGTTGGGCAGCGCGTCCTGGCAGGACCGTTGCATGGCTGATCGAATCACGCCCGAGCGCCGCAGCTGGAACATGAGCCGTATCAAGGGATGCGACACTGCGCCGGAGAAGTGCGTGCGTTCCCTCCTGCACAGACTCGGTCTGCGCTTCACACTTCGAAATACGAGGCTTCCCGGGAAGCCGGACATCGTCTTACCCCGCTGGCAGACCGTGATTTTTGTGCATGGGTGCTTCTGGCATCGTCATGCCAACTGTACGAACAATGTCATGCCCAAGACGCGCCGGAGTTCTGGGAGCAGAAACTCAGCGGTAACGTCGCCCGCGACAAGCGAAATATCATGGCTTTGCGACAAATGGGTTGGCGCGTGCGCGTGATTTGGGAATGCGAAGTCACAGACGAAATAAAGCTCCGGCGCTCCCTGCAGCAGTTCTTCAGGATCACGTCATGAAGCTGGGCCACGGCAACGTGATCCCGGTCGTTGATCTCTTCGCTGGCCCCGGGGGGCTTGGTGAAGGGTTCTCGTCTTTTCGCGCTAGCGACAGACAATCGTTCTTTGAGATTGTGCTGTCCATCGAGAAAGAGGCGACAGCGCACCAGACGTTGGAGTTGCGCACGCTGTTTCGGCAATTCGCGCCGGGCGACGTCCCCGACTTGTACTACGAGCACCTGCGTGGCGACAAGACGCGCGAGGAGTTGTTCGCCGCGCTCCGCCCGCAGGCCGATCGCGCGCGGAGTATCGCGTGGCGTGCAGAACTCGGCACGGAAGACCACTCGGTCGTCGACGAGCGGATCACGAAGGCGCTAGATGGCGCTAAAGAATGGGTATTGTGCGGTGGGCCGCCGTGTCAGGCGTACTCCGTCATCGGCCGCGCGCGCAACCGTGGGATCGATGCGGATGACCCGAACGTGTACTTGTACCGGGAGTACGTGCGCATCCTGGGTGAGCACGCGCCCCCTGTGTTTATCCTGGAGAACGTCAAAGGGCTGCTCTCCTCACGGGTGGGTGACCAAGCCATTTTTGGCGAGTTGCTCGCGCACCTGCAGAATCCTCGCGCGGTAATCGCAGGAGCAGAGGATGGTCCGCAGTATGAGGTACACTCGTTCGTCGAGCAGCCGCGCGCGTGGACGCTTGATGGCTCGCCCGAGTACGACCCGAGCGATTATGTCATCAAGTGCGAGGAGTTCGGGATTCCGCAGGCGCGGCACCGCGTGATTCTGCTCGGGGTGCGAACGAACTTTGCGCAGATGCCCCCCGACCGGCTGCGACGAGCAGCCAAGCCGATCACTGCAGCACGGGTGCTGCGGGGATTACCGCGACTGCGCAGCGGGTTGTCGAAAGTGCCGGATGGGAAGGCGGAATGGCGTCAAGCGCTCGCTGGAATCCTCGAGCCTGGCGTCCTGGAGAACTTGCCCAACGGAAAATCCGCGATGCTCAAGCAGGACATTCGGTGGACTCTCTCGCGGATCACGGAGCCACGCGCCAATCGTGGCGGCGAGTTCGTGCGGTGTGTCGCACGCAGCGACTACTTGCCCCGCTGGTACTGCGATCCACGTATCGGCGGCGCCGTGAACCACGTTGCCCGTCCCCACATGACGAGCGACCTTCACAGGTACCTGTTCGCTGCGTGCTACGCGCGGCTGTTTCAGGAGTTCCCCGAGCTTGGGGATTTTCCTCCCGCACTCTTGCCCAAGCACAAGAACGTCGATGATGACACGAAGAAGAAGTACTTCGACGACCGGTTCCGGGTGCAGCTTGCAGGCCGGCCGTCGACGACGATCACGAGCCACCTTGCCAAAGACGGGCACTACTTTATTCACTATGATGAGAAGCAGTGCCGGAGCTTAACCGTGCGCGAAGCTGCACGATTGCAGACCTTTCCAGATAATTACTTCTTCTGTGGAACACGGACCAAGCAGTTCGTGCAGGTCGGGAACGCCGTGCCCCCATTGCTCGCTCGCAAAATCGCTAGTCTCGTGGCGAGAATTCTCACGGGTGCACGCCGACCCAGGGATCGCGCCATTATCAAGGGGCACTAAGGCTTATGCCGTTGCAGCGTTGCCCCATCGGCGAAACTCTCTCGGCAATACGGTGAGCATGCTCGCCGAGGTCATGATTTCCGGTCGAGGCGCTTGAGCGCGAGCGCCAAGCGTCGGGCGCTGCCAAATCCGACGCGGTCGCCTGGCTTGCGCAAGCTTGCTTTCTTTGGTCGTGAGGAAGCACCGCGCCGGAGTTTGCCGTTCTCCAGGCCATCATCAGGGGAGTTATGCTACCGCAGGCCTGCGAAGGCGCGGCGCGTTGCCCGTCCTCCGCAGGTATTCCTGGAAGCCCGCCACGGCTCCATCCGGCATGTGGACCGTGTAAGAGTGAGTGGCGTAGTAATCATCGCGGCTGCCCGCCGGGTTGGTGGGCACCACCAGGGTGTCCCAGACGGCCAGAGCCGGGTTCACGCGGCAGTGCTCGCAATGGCAGCCGCCGCAGTCGCGCTGCAATTCGCGCGGCAGGCGCAGGTAGACGGCGTCGGCGGCGACGGCCAGAACAGCCATGGAAGTCAGGCTGGGGGTCAGTTCAAGGGTGACAGTGGTTTCGCTCATGAATTCAGTCTACCACATGCATGCATCTGGGTGTCAAGCGGTCGGCCAAAAATAAAAAGCCCCACGTCCCCAGAGAGGGAAGCGTGGGGCGGGAAGACGGGCAGCCTGCGTCAGGAGCCGAACATTTTCCGGCGGACGGCGCGGGCCCGGTCGAGAGCTTCCGGGGCTTCGACCACCACCACGTAGAAAACAGCGCCCGCCTTGTCCCGGCGAACCGTCACGCGGCTGCGCACGCTTGCCAGAGCGAGCTGGCCGCTCAGGTCGTAGGCCTCCTGATCGACGTTGGTAACGTAGACCTCTAACGACGCGCGTTGGCGCAGCTCCTGGAGGCGCTGTTCCATGCGCGGCTTTTCGAACGGTGTTATCGGGTCGCCGGGACGGCGCAGCCTCTGGATCTCTTCAAGCATTTCGCGTCTCGTCATGCCGTTACCTCTTTCTGGGCCTTCGCCCGCTTGGCGATGCACTTCGCGCAGCGGCAGCCAGGGTGCTTCGCGTTGTGCTTCGCCCAGATGATGCCGCCGGTGTAGCTCTTGCGCTTGCGCGCGCACCGGCTGGCCCATTCAGACTTCAGAACCTCGTCGGGAATCGTCGTCATGTCGAGATCGTTTGTCCATTTGCGCATGTTATTTGACCTCCGTTCGTTTTGCGCGTTGCTTTTCGGCGGCTTCGAGAATGTGTCGAAACAGTCTCGAAGCCCGTTCATGATCCTCCACGAATGTCAGCCGGTTCGTGCCGCCGATAAGACGCTGGCCGTTCTGATCGTGCCCGATGCCGAAGAGCGGGCAGCTATTGCGGCGATGCTCGCCGGTCAGGCACTGGTACACGCCCTCGCGGACGAATGCCATCGGCTGATGGCAGCTGGGGCAGCTGGGAACCGCCTGCATTTAGCGGACCTCCTGGGGCGCGGAGGCTTCCGCGCGGGGGTGCTGGCAGGCCTCGCAGGCTGTGCGCTTCCCGATGAAGAGTTGCTGCTCGTCCACCACGGCGGCAGAGCATTCGTAGGAATGCCCGCACGCCAGGAAGATCTTGAACTGGGCTGCAAAGCGCAGCATTCTGTGGATGGAAGTGTTCGTCATGTTTTTAGAGTCCTTGTCCGTCGATGACCTTCAGGGCGGATTCGATGCACCGAATGCACATGCGGGTCTGGCCCCCGGCCAGCCGGTAGAAGTGGCGTACCTTGCGGTTGCAGGAAGCGCATTTGCCGGAAGGCAGCGGGGCCGTCCCGACGAAGCGGGTTTCGGCGGGCGGAAGGGAAAAGGCTGTGTTCGTCATACCCAAAGTCTCCCACATGCATGCATGTGTGTCAAGCGGCGGCATAAAATAAAAAAGCGCCCCCGAAGGGGCGCGCCGAAAAAGAGGATTAGTGCCCATGGTGGTCAGCCTCATGGAGCTTCAGCAGCAGCTGCATGTGCTCAAAGCCGGTGTCTATGTGCCGGATTAGGTCGGCCTTCATATCGTCCATCCGCTTGTTGGAGTAGAGCACGGCGGTGATCGCCCCAATAATTCCCAGAACCGGGAAGGTGATGCTGATTGCCAGCGTCAAGATTTGTGTGTCAGTCATTAGCCTCAGTATTTCACATGCAAGCATGTGACGTCAAGCAGCGCCCCCCCTGAAAATCACTTCCTTCTGCCGCCCTGTCTGCCACCATCCTGGACTACGTCGCCGCCGCCAACCAGAAGAAGGCCGACGCCGTCGCCAGCGAGAACGAAAAGATCCAGGGCTACATCGACTGGCAGCGGAAGCGCGTTGCGGAGTGGAAGGAGCAGCCGCTGCGCCCCCGGTGAGGGGCCAGGGGTGGTAAGCTCGCATTAACCGTTTGTTGTTTCGACAGAACCTTTCATTTCCATAAGGGCCCGGCGGGTTGCCGGGCCTTTTTTTGGGTGTAATTGCCAGCGGGCGCGCCGCTGGGATACGATGACGGGCAGTTAAATGGCCTTACAGCAGATTCCCGGAGGCGGTTGTTGGATTCCGAACGAGCTGGTTCACATAACGTCCGCACTTGTATTTGGGAGTTCATCGGCGATAGCTGC